CGATGACAATGCCTACTGCTCGACATTGAATCCATGGTGGGGAGAACTATCTTGCATCCATTGGATGATTGTTAATGCGAGCGAGGGGAATATTGGCAATGCCCAGTATCGCCGCAACTGGCTTGAACCAGAAAATGAATGGTACAGTGCGAACACGTTGTACGTTACTGAGCCTGCACGTTTTGGCTGCTCATTAGAGCAGCAGTTTCGTGGCGGGCATTCCTTCGATGGAATAAAGATCACTCTTGACTTGGCCTGTAGTGGCAAATGGGCTTTTTCAGAAGAAGAAATTCAGGCAGTATGGAATCAAAATCTTTTCCATGGATGCCTCATGGCTCGTGGACCAATTGCTGCATACAAGCAATTCATGACCACGTTGTTTTCGTGCCTTCTTCCTATCTGGGAGAAGCACCAAGAGGAATTTCTTCTCATCAAAGGCTACGACAAGCGAGCTTTGGCTTTCTTGGCAGAAAGGATTATGACTGGTCTTGTCCTACATCGGGACAAATTTTTTCCAGGGATGGACATCCAAACTGCTCCGATTGGCTTTATTTCCAATTAGTCTTATAAAAGAAGCCCTTGGATTATGACTAAAAAAGAAAAGCAGGCCAAAGTGGCCAAGGTAATGCGAGAATTCAAAGCCGGCACTCTTAAGGGCAGCGATAAAAAGCCTGTCAAGAGCCGTCAACAGGCAATCGCAATTGCCTTGTCGGAAGCTGGCATGAGTCGCCAAGGGAAAAGCGATGTCTATTGGGATAATTATTTCATGACTCTGATTAGTGAAGAAGAGGGCGAGGAAGAGAAGGAAATGGAAGAGGAGGAGATGGATGGGTCTTGCGGAAAAAAGCGCTAAGGGGCGATGCTGATAGCTTCGCTCCTCCTGCTGCTGTAAGGGCTGCTGCGCGTCGTGGCCTAGAACTGCGCAAGAAGTACGGCAAAGGCGGTTTAACGACGCAGGAAGCGGGCAAGCAGGGCATTGGAAGCGGAGTGGCGCGTGCTGCAAGCCTGGCCAATGGCGAAGCTGTTAGCTACGAGACAGTTAAACGTATGGCAGCATTCTTTTCTCGGCATCGCAAGAATAAAAGCGGTGGAGAAAACGATGCTGGATATATCGCGTGGATGCTGTGGGGCGGAGATTCAGGGAGTGCTTGGGCGTCTCGCATCATTAAAATGATGGAAAAGCGCAAGTCCAATGAGTGAATTCGTTCGCGTGATCGAAGAAGAAGAAGAAGGGATTGGCGTGATGAAAGCGCTGTCCATTCTTTCTGCAAACGAGCATCGCAATACTTCTCGATGGGAACTTGTTGAGAAGCAATGCTTTAAGAATGGTCGGCTTGACGAGACTCACATCTATGTGATGAGTGCTTATGACAAGCCTGACGAATATTTTGAGCCTACGAAGTTCCTCACATTTGAAATTGAGGCGATGGCAAAGGCTTACATCATGGAAAACATTGAAGAGCAGCTTCGTGATCTCCGGGAAGAGGAAGACGAAGAAGATTAATTCCTAGTGGCATTTACCACAAAAGAAGGGTAGCCCATCAGCCATAGCACGCTGATTCCATAGAATCCACTGAGAGTGCGAATTTGCACGCAGTCAGGAGCAAGCTCTCCTCGCTCAATACGTGAATAGGAACTTTGGCTGATGTGAAGTTCTTTAGCAATGTCCAATTGTAAAAGCCCGCTGTTAAGGCGGGCTTCTTTAATGCGCGAAGCAATAAGAAGACGAGCCTGCTGGTGAGGCATTTTCAATACGTCAGTGGTGCTGCGAGCCAAGAACATCATTTTCGTATTCTGATCTGAATTGGGAGTCTGGTGAGAATAGGATAATCGATAAAGTATAAATATGAGCACCACATCTTGTCGGTACGATTTCTCTCCCATTGAGAAATATGAACTCACGCCCGAAGGATACCTTCGAGTGTGGGCTTCTATTGCACGAACAGGCATTCAGCATTATACGGATGCTGATGGCTCCATTCGTCGCGAGTATCGACCCCATGAAGAAGTGGCGTCTCCCGAGAGTCTTGCCTCATTTGCGGGCAAGGCAATCACTTCCGAACATCCTCCTGTTCTGCTTGATAGCGCCAATACAAAGGACTACCAAGTGGGCTTTAGTGGCACTGAAGTGGTGTACGACAATGGCTTCGTCAAAGCAGTCATGACCGTCACTGATCAAGACGCCATTGAACGCATTATGCGTGGCGATGCCCGTGAAGTATCAGCCGGCTACAGGGTCAATTATGATCCGACGCCTGGCGTTACGGAAGATGGCGAACATTACGATGGCATCCAAAAGGAAATCCTTGGTAATCACATCGCTATCGTCCGTCGTGGCCGTGCTGGCCCGCAAGTGAAGCTACATCTTGATCGTCAAGATGCTGCTGATCCATCATTATTTTCCCTAGAGGAACATACCACTATGAGCGCTAAAGTCGTTTTCGACGGCGCCGAGTTCGAGGTGACGGAGAGTGTTGCTCTTGCGATCACCAAAGAACGTGAAGACGCCAAGATGTCCTTCGAGGACATGAAGAAAAAATACGACGAGCTTCAAGCCGCTGCTGATTCCATGAAGTCCGAAATGGATGCCATGGAAAAGGAAATGAAAGGCAAATGTGACGCTGCCGAAGGTCGCGCCGATGCCTTGGCTGAGCACGTTGAAGAGCTTAAGGCTGAAGTGGAAGCTGCTAAAGCTATCAACCTGGATTCCATGGTTGAAGAGCGCGTGGCTCTCATCGAAAAGGCCAAGCCTGTCCTGGATTCTGCTTATGAATTCAGTGGCAAGACTGCCCGTGAAGTGATGGTTGATGCCATTGCTGCTGTGCGTGGCGACTCCATTGCCTTGGACGAAAAGTCTGACGACTACGTTCAAGCAATGTTTGACACTCTGTCTGCAGTGGATCGCGCTGATTCTGCCGCCACTGATGAGCTGCGTAAAGCCGTAGCTTCCATCGCATCTCCTGCCTCTGCTCCGTCTTCCTATATGGATCGGTTGCAGAATGGTTGGAAGCAACCCCTCTCCATTTCCAAGGAGGCTAAGTAATCCATGGCCGTCACTTTCTCTGCATCGGGCACTGCCTCGGCAGGTGGCGTTCAGCAAAGCTATGCTCTGCTGCATGCTGCACTGTTGGAAGGTCAACTGTCTGACATCCGCGACAACACCATCGGCACCTACGTCAACGAGACTGGCGCCGTGCTGCCTTTTGGCAATCTGGTGGTTTACAACACCGCTGGCACTGTTGCCAATTCTGCTACCACCATCTCTGGTGCTTCTGATACCGTCCAAGGCATTAACGTCCTCACCTATGTGGACGAAACCGCTGAAGACGCCAACGGTCGTCCTGGCGTGAAAACCGCTCAAGTGATGAACGTGGCCAATGAAGGCGCTGTTGCCGTCTACGTGACTGGCGCTGTCACTCCCACCTCTCCTGTGCGCGTGCTGTATTCGGCAAGCGGCACTGGCAAGGCTGGTCAATTCTCGCACGCCTTTGCTTCTGGCAAGACTGTGCGTCTGGCCAATGCTCGTTTCCTCACCACGACCACCAGCAGCGGCGTTGCCATTCTTGAGCTGAATGGTCCGAGCTTTACTCTCTCCGCTGATTCTTGATAGGAGGCCCTACTAATGTCTGAATTCCGTATGGATGAAGCGGGTCTGTTTCTTGAGCGTCAGCTTGAGTACATCCGCCCCCAAGTATTTGAAACGCAGTATGCGGACATCAAATACCCGACTATTCTGCCTGTGACCAGCGAAGCTGGCCCTGGCGCTCAAACGTTCACCTACCGCATCATGGACTCCACTGGTGAGTTCAAGCTGATTGCGGACGCTGCTGATGATCTGCCCCGTGCCGACATCAGCCAAACCGAGAAGAGCATCAACATCCGTTCCATTGGCGGCAGCTTTGGCTACACCGTGCAGGAACTGCGCGCTGCTCAGATGGCCAACATTGCTCTTGAGCAACGTCGCGCTGCTGCAGTGCGTCGTGCTTACGAAGAGAAAGTGGAAAACATCGCTCTCTTCGGTGAAAGCACCGTGGGCTTGGCTGGTTTCTTCAACAACTCCACCGTGGACGTTGTGGCGGCTGATAAGTGGTTCACCACTGTTGGTACCACTGCCCAAGAAATGCTCGAACTGCTGAACTATGGCGTGACTGCCATTATCAACGGTTCGAAGATGAAGGAGACGCCTGACACCATTCTGCTGTCCTACGCCGACTACAACAAGATCAGCACCACTCGCAACTCCGACTCTTCGGACGTGACTGTGCTGGAATATTTCCTGCGGACCAACCCCTACATCCGTAACGTTGAGCCCATCAACCAACTGGAAGCTGACAACAGCGTGCTGAACACCGACCGTATGGTGGTGTACAAGCGTGATCCCGAGAAGGTGCAACTGCACATTCCTCAACCCCTCGAACTGTTCCCCCCTCAGCAACGCGGTCTGGAATTCATCGTTCCTGCCCATGCTCGTGTGGGTGGCGTGGCTCTCTACTATCCCAAGAGCGTCATCTACGTTCAAGCCTCTGCCTGAGGATAATCATTTAAGGAATGGGCGTTAAGCTAATGACAATTGTTTTCTTTTGAACAATGCTCATCGCTTATCGCCCTGAACTTGAAAATCCTCCCCGCGATGCGGGCTTTGGAATTATCACTGATTCTGGGCTTATTCAGCTCACTCCTGGTCTCAATCAGGAAATCCCTGACGAGAAATGGAACGAAGCTAAGCAAAACGGGACAGTCAAAAAGCTTATGGCTATTGGCGCCATTGAAGAAATGAAAGAGCAAGTGGTTGTCGAGAATCTTCCCGAGAATGTGCAAAGCCTTTCAGAGCTTCCCCTCACTCAAGCCATCCGTGCCATTGAACTTATTCATGACACTGATCGCCTCACCGATTGGAAACGAATTGAAGGTCGTGTGCGAGTGAGGAACGCCATTAGCAAGCGTCAAGAAGCCATTCGTATTGGAAAAGCCTGATCATGGCCGTCACCTACGCAAGTTTTCTTGAGCGCTTTCCTGAGTTTAGTCCTCATCCTTCTGGCATCGTAAATGGTGCCATCTCTGAAGCTTCTTACGATGCGTCGGAAGATGTATTTGGAGATCAAACTGATAGGGCCGTTAAATTCTTAGCAGCTCATATCATTGCCATTCAGCTTGCACAAATGGGCATTCAAATTGGTGCTACTGACGGCAAGGTTTATGGAGAGGGACTAGAAGCCACTCAGTATGGACAAGAGTTCAAACGCCTCACTGATTCCCTCCCTGGCACTGCTGTCGGTTTTGTTATATGAGCAACGTCTTGATGCCACTATCAAATGCCACTCTTGTGTGGTCAGTGGCTTCAGGATATGTTGTTGATAGCGGAACTGGCAACTATGTACCTATGGCGACTGGCATCACTTACTATGCCACATTACGTCAAAAAACAAATCCTCGGTATAACCAATTACTTGGCGCCGATGAAACTGCTGTGTACATGGAAGGCCGTCTTACTCAACCGCTGGCGCTGTCTGGCGTGACGTTTGGGGATACGGCAAAGGCCATTATCAATGGAAGGGAGGGTCGTTTTGAACTATTGCCAAACGAGGAAATTGCTGAACATTATTGGCAATTCCTCGGCACGCCAATCAGAGGTATTTTTAGACTGATTGGTAAAGGAAGCGTGGATAACGCTTAATCACTTTCCCTTCCAGTGCTGAGGAATTCCTCTC